GTACTGCACCTGCTCGAAGTGCTGCGGGGCATATGCTGACGGCATCACCGCCACAGGCACAGCCGCCACCCCTGGCCGCACCATCGCGGTCGACCCCAACGTGATCCCGCTCGGGAGCAAGGTCATCATCAACGGCTTCGAGTACACCGCCGAGGACACTGGCGGCGCCATCAAAGGCAACAGGATCGACATCCTTTTTCCCACACACCAAGACGCGCTGCAGTTCGGCATCCAATACGCCGACGTGGCAATCGTAAAGGAGGCAAACCAATGACCGAAGACAAAAACCTGCAGGCCGTCACTCTGGACGAGCTCGAAGGCTTGGCAATGTATGACCTGCCCGAGGAGGAGCAGCAGACCTTCGCCTGGAGGATCGCAGACGACAGCACCGCCGACTGGGCCCTCAGCCAGATCGCAGCGGAACGCGCCGAGCTGAACCGCATCAAAGGCCTGGCGCAGGAGCAGATCGACCGCATCCTCCTGCGGGTGGCAGCAGCGGAGAAGCGCTACGAGAGCGGCACCGCCTTCCTTGTGGCAAAACTCGCGGAATATTTTGAAACAGTCACGCCGAAGAAGACCAAAACGAAACACAGCTACAGGCTGCTGTCTGGCTCCCTGGTGAAAAAGGTCGGCGGCACGACCCTGAAACAGGACGAGCCTGCGCTGCTGGCATACTTGAAAGCCTCGGGCCAGACGGACCTGATCAAGACCGAGGAGTCCCCGCGCTGGGGCGAGTTCAAAAAGCGCCTAGAGATCGCGGGCGACCAGGTCATCGACACCACCACAGGCGAGATCGTCGACGGCGTCCTGATCGAGCAGAAGCCCGACGTCTTCACTGTGGACGTATAAGGAGGAGACAATGGAAGCAACCAACACCACCCCGAAGCTCACGCTGCAGCAGAAGTTCGTGGCGCTCCGCCTGGCGATCCCCGCCATCGAGCAGAAGAAGCACAGCGCGGCCGTCCCGTATAAGTTCGCGAAGATCTTCGACGTCTACCAGCTGCTGACGCCTGCGATGAACGACTACGGCGTCAACTTCGACATCATCGAAGAGATCGCCACCCGCCACGCGGAAAACGGCGACGACATCTACTACCACAGCTACCAGCAGCAGACCAAACAGGGCACCCGCAAAGTCTGGGTCTACGAGGCCGACCTGCTCTGCAGATGGACCAATGCAGACGACCCGACCGACACCCAGGAGGTGAAGCTGCACGCCATCGGCACCAACGACAGCGGCCCCGACAAAGCGAAGGGCTCCGCCTGGACCTACTGCCTGAAGTATTACTTCTTCGAGAAGTTCGGAATTGATCAGGGCGAAGATGATCCCGACAACGTGCCCGCCCAAGGCTTCCAGCCTGCGCCCATCGTAGGCGGCGGTGCGAAGCAGAACGGCCCGAAGCTGCTCTCCGATGCACAGCTTCAGCGAATGTACGCGAAGGGCGAGGCTGCAGGCTACAAGCGCGAGCAGGTGGACAAGTCCATCGCGCAAAAATACGGGCAGCAAGATCCTCGAAAACTGACGAAGGAGCAGTACGAGGAAGTCTGCACGAATCTCGACAAAAAAAAGACTGAAGGAGAGAAAAAGCAATGAGACGCATCAAGAGAAAAATCGCACTGGCCAGAATGAAGGCCGAAGGCATCCAGCACCCGATCCGAAGACGCACAGGACTGAAAGGCGAGCGCCTTCCCAGCTACTTCGCCGACCACTGGAGGGAATACATCGGCGGGAAGAAAGGAGCCTAAACAATGGCAAACCTGAACCTGAACAAGAGCATCCTCGTCGGACGCCTCACCAGCGACCCCGAGCTGAAACAGACCCAGAGCGGCGTCTCCGTCTGCTCCTTTTCCGTCGCCGTGAATAGGCGCTTCTCGAAGGAGGGGCAGAAGGCGGACTTCATCAACTGCATCGCCTGGAGGCAGCAGGCCGAGTTTCTGTGCAAATACTTCCGCAAGGGCTCCAGCGTGTGCCTCGTGGGCTCTATCCAGACCCGCACCTGGACGGACGGCAACAACCAGACACGCTACGCGACCGAGGTCGTGGCTGACGAGATCAGCTTCGTCGACAGCAAGAGCGAAGCAGGCAGCGAGGCGCCGACACCCTACGGCTACAGCAGCAACGTGCAGCAATTCGAGGAGATGAGCGCGGACGAGGACCTGCCATTTTGATCCGCAGGAATAACACGAGAAAGGAGGGAAAGCCGTGGCAAAAGACTCAAAAAAAGGCTTCGTTCTCTACTACGACTACCGCCAGCACCTGGACCTCTTGAACGAGAACGAGCGAGGGCGACTCCTCGCCGCTCTCCTCGACTATGGTGAGATGGGTCGAGAGCCAGACCTTGATGGCGCTGTGCTGATGGCGTTCTCATTCATTCGAGCGCAGATGGACAGAGACGCCCAAAAGTACGCCGAGATCTGCCGAAAGCGGAGCGAAGCAGGCAGAAGGGGAGGCCGCCCACCCGAAGCAAACGCAAACAACCAAAAGCAAGCGGAAGCAAAAGAAGCAAATGCTTTTTTAGGAAACCAAAGCGTAGCAAAAAAACCTGATACAGAAACAGATACAGAAACAGGGACAGATACAGAAACAGATACAGAAACAGGGACAGATACAGATATACTGCCAGCGCCGCCGCCTGAGACTACGCCTCACGCTGAGATCGTGGCGCTTTACCACGAAATCTGCACCAGCTTCCCGCGCCTTCGCAGCGTAGGAGACAAACGGAAGAAGGCCATCACAGCACGCTGGAAGGAATACGGGCACAGCATTGACGCCTTCCGCGAGCTGTTCACCCTGGCAGAGGCGTCCGACTTCCTGAAAGGCAAGAACGTCAAGGACTGGCGCGCGGACTTTGACTGGCTGCTGTGCAGCTCAAATATGGCGAAGGTCCTGGAGGGCAAATACAACGACAGACCGAAGGGAGGAGAACAAGATGGAGAGCATCAAGGACCTGCTGGCTCGTGGCCTGCAGGAGGAGCAAACAACGGCAAGGACGACGCGGCTCCCCTCTCGGGCTTCCATATGGCCGCCACTTGAGAACGGCGAGCCCGTCCTGAGCAATGACCCCAGGGCGGGAGCCTTCGACCCGCCTGCACCTGTTCCCTGCGCCTACTGCGGGAAGCTGCTCCCGACGAAGGGCTTCTACCTGCTGGGCTCGATCAGGTGGAACTTCTGCGGCCCAGAGCTGTGCGACTGCCCCGAGGCTGTTGCTGCCTATGAGAGGGAGAAGGCCGAGAAGGAAGCCAGAGAAAAGGCCGAGAGGGAGAGGGCTGAAGCTGAGAGGCTGAGGTCACGGGTCCAGAGGCTGATCGGCGACAGCGGGATGAGCTCCCGCTTCCAGCGCAGGACCTTCGAGACCTTCCAGATCACACGCGAGAACGCAGCCGCAGCACGTGCCTGCAAGGCCTACGCTGACGCCTTCCGCGAGAAGCTGCCACAGGTCAACCCTGACCCAGGGCGGAACGGGCTCTTCATCACAGGGCCGAAAGGAACGGGCAAGACGCACCTGGTCGCCGCCATCGCCAACCAGCTCATCCAGAACGGGACTCCCGTCATCTGTATGACGATGATCGACCTGCTCGACCGCATCAAACGGACGTACCAGAACGCGAGGCAGTACGGCGAAGACAGCGAGGGCGACATCCTCAACACCTACAAGGACGTGCCTCTGCTGATCATCGACGACATCGGCAAGGAGCCCGCGACCGAGTGGGCAGTCAGCAAGATCTACGCCATCATCAATGCAAGATACGAGGCATATATGCCGACCATCATCACAACCAACTACACCGACCAGGACCTGGTGCGGCGGCTCACACCGAAGGACACGGGTGACGCTATGACAGCGGACGCCACAGTCGACCGCCTGCGGGAAATGTGCTCGGCAATCGTAACAAGAGGCGCCTCCTGGCGCAGCAAGTAAAGGAGAGAGAAATGAAACGCGGAGAGATTTATTATATCAAAAGCAACTATTCCGAGACAGGCTTCGAGATGAAAGGCTCCCGCCCTGCTGTGATCGTCTCCAACGACAGAAACAACGAGCGAAGCGGCTGCCTGGAGGTCGTATTCCTGACCACCAAACCGAAGCGCCCGCTTCCGACCCACGTGCTGGTGAGAGAAGACACGGCACGCCCGTCCACTGTGCTCTGCGAGCAGATCACGTCGGTCGACATCGGCCGCTTCAGCGACTATATGGGCACCCTCACGGACGAAGAGATGCGCGCTGTCGACAAGGCGCTGGCCGTCAGCATCGGGCTGCAGTACGCTCCCTACTGCTTCGCAAATGAGAAGGGCGAAGTCGTCGCTGTTCCTGAAGTGGACGATCCAGACGACGAAGAGGCTGAGGCCGTGGATGCTGACGTCTACAACGAGCTCTTTGACGAGTGCAGGAAGCTGGAGACCGAGCTGGGCGTCTACAAGAAGCTATACAGCGAGCTGCTGGAAAAAGTCACGAAATAGTGAAAGGGGAACAAAATGAGACTGAACTACATCGCAAACATCGACTGCCTGGATGGCCTGCGGGAGATCCCCGACGGCTCCGTGGACCTGATTATCGCCGACCCGCCATACTTCCTCAGTATGGGCCACGCGGGAGGTGCAGGACTTAAAAACAGCCTGGAGCAAAAAAGCGATATGATGGCAAGCAACCGAGCCTTCGGGGATCTGGCCATTGCGAAGCCGTTCTTTCAGCAACTGTTCAGGGAGTACCGACGAGTGCTGAAGCCTGGCGGGCACTTCTACTTCTTCACCGACTGGAGAGGCTACGCCTTCTATTTCCCTATAATCAACGCGGAGCTCCCAGTGCGGAACCTGATCGTCTGGGACAAAAAGAGCGGCCCTGGCAGCTATTACACCTTCGCGCACGAGTTCATCATCTTCGGAACGGACGGCCCGAAGCTGTTGCACAAAGGAGGCACCAACGTCTGGAGGATGCCTGCCTTCAGCTCAGGCGCAAAGTCTACCAACGGCGAGAAGGTCCACCCTACGCAGAAGACTGTGGAGATCATCAGCAAGATGATCGAGGACGCATCCGATCCTGGCGCTGTGGTGCTCGACCCGTTTATGGGCAGCGGCACGACGGCCGTGGCCTGCCTGAAGACGGGCCGCAACTACATCGGCTTCGAGCTGGACGAAAAGTACCACGCCATCGCGATGCAGCGCATCGCCGAGACCCAGGCCCAGCTTCAGCAGGAGGTGGAGCAATGAGCAAGCAAACCGACCGCAGCATCCGAGGACGCCAGAGCCGCATCCTCGGCGGCTACTTCGAGAGCCTGATCGAGGCGAGCTTGGAGTGGTACAAGCAGGAGCGCATCGCCTGCATCGAAAAGACGCCCGAGCCGATGAAGCCGCTCGGACGCCCGAACGCCCGCGGCCAGTTCCTCGCCTGCTACACCAAAGCAGCGCAGCCAGACTTTAAGGGCACGCGCTTCGCTGGCCGTGCCGTGGTATTCGACGCAAAGCACACAGACGCCGACCGCATCACCTTCAAGGCGCTCACAAAAGAACAGCGGGAGAGCCTGGAGCTGCACCACTACCTGGGGGCCTGGGCCTTCGTCCTGGTGAGCTTCGGCCTCACGGCCTTCTACCGCATTCCCTGGCCCGTCTGGCGCGATATGAAGGACATATACGGCCGCCTGTACATCAGGCAGGACGAGCTCGACGAATACAAGGTGCAGACAGATGGCACCATCATCCAACTTTTACACAAAACGAAAGGAGCCTAACAATGGACAAGACCACAAGAGAAACCCGCCGCGAAAGCTATGAGGCTATCCTGCCGAAGGTGAACAAGCGCTGCGGCCTGATCCTTGCAACCCTCGGCAGCAGGGAGATGACTGTCAGCGAGATCACCGACGAGCTGGTGCAGCAGGGCCACATCCCATACTTCAACCGCAACTACGTAGCGCCCCGCCTGACCGAGCTCAAAGAGATGGGCGTCGTGGAGACCTGCGGCCGACGCAAGGCCACCCACTCAAACGCCACCGAGGCCGTCTGGCGCCGCGTGAACGTATAAGGAGGGCAGAGCAATGGCTAACAACCTGAAACCCGCGCAGAACAACTACGAGGCCGCTGTGGAGCAGCTTGCGACCTTCTGCTACGAGAACACAGACCTGGAGGCTGTGATCCTGGACGACGTCTATCCCTTCCGCGTGCAGTTCATCCCCGAGAAGCAGCTCAACCTCTTCGGCAGCGAGCACGTCGACGAGAACGGCGAGCTCCACGATATGACTGTGACTGTCGGCCTGTCGACCACTGTCAAGAGCAGCCTCAACTTCAAGATGGACAGCAAGCTGCTGAAAAAGCTGATCAAGCTGGCGGAGAACGTCGGCACGCTGTACTACCACGCCTTCCGCGAAGCACACCAGCCAGAGGAGGCGGAGAGATGAGCCAAACAGCAGAAAAGGCCGTGGCCCTGATCAAGAGGCTGCGCGAGAAGCCGAGCACATACAACCGCGAGCTGCTGGACGAGGCAGCGGACACCATCGAGGCCCTGCTGAAGGAGAGGGAGATCCTCCGCGGGATCGCCGTCTGGTGCGGCACCTGCAAGCACGTCTGCGTATCATTGAGCGCCGAGCCCTGCCGCAGATGCTACGGGCACAGCAGATGGGAAGCCGAAGGAGGTGAGAGCTGATGCAAATGTCGCACTACGAGATCGTCCGCAGCTATCGGGAGGCACTCTACCCGCGCAGGCAGATCACGATCCTGGCCGAGCTCAACCTGTGCAGCAGGGCGCGGATCATCGAGATCCTGCTGGAGGGCGGCGTGGACCCG